AAGACATCGCCTAAATAGTGTAACAACAGTCTAAGATAAGATTATAATGGCAAAACTTTTTGGTTTTTCTATTGAGGATACAGAAAAAAAACCAGATTCTATAGTTTCCCCCGTTCCTCAAAACAATGAGGACGGGGTTGATAACTATATTTCTAGTGGATTTTATGGTTCTTATGTAGATATTGAAGGTGTATATAGAACTGAGTTTGATTTAATAAAGAGATATAGAGAAATGGCACTTCACCCAGAATGTGATGGTGCCATTGAAGATGTTGTAAATGAGGCAATCGTAAGTGACTTGTACGATTCACCCATTGAAATTGAATTGTCCAATTTAAATGCGACTGATAAGTTAAAAAAGGCAATTCGACAAGAATTTAAGTATATTAAGGAACTTTTAGATTTCGATAAGAAGTCACACGAAATTTTTAGAAACTGGTATATTGACGGAAGACTTTATTATCATAAGGTAATTGATCTTAAGAAACCGCAGGACGGTATCAAAGAACTGAGATACATTGATCCTATGAAAATGCGGTTTGTCCGCCAAGAAAAGAAAAAGGATAACAATACTATCGGACCAAACATTTCTGGTCGCAATAACGAAAATAATGCGATTGCTCCAGAAATTGAAGAATACTTTGTTTATACACCAAAACCAAACTATCCAACAGGAATGATGAGTGGTGGCGGTGGAAACAAGGGAACTAAAATCGCCAAAGATGCTATTACTTATTGCACTTCTGGTCTTGTAGATAGAAACAAAGGATCAGTTCTTTCATATCTTCACAAAGCAATCAAAGCACTCAATCAACTCAGAATGATTGAGGATTCTCTGGTGATTTATAGATTATCTAGAGCACCAGAACGTAGAATTTTCTATATTGATGTTGGCAATCTTCCCAAGGTAAAGGCAGAACAATATCTTCGTGATGTTATGATGCGTTATCGTAACAAGTTAGTTTATGACGCTAACACTGGCGAAGTTCGTGATGATAAAAAGTTTATGAGTATGTTGGAAGATTTCTGGCTTCCAAGAAGAGAGGGAGGTAGAGGAACAGAAATCTCCACACTTCCTGGTGGACAAAATCTTGGTGAACTTGCAGATATTGAGTATTTCCAAAAGAAACTCTATAGAGCACTTGGAGTCCCCGAGTCAAGAATTACTGCCGATGGTGGTTTTAACCTTGGTCGTTCTTCTGAGATTCTGAGAGACGAACTTAAGTTTGCCAAGTTTGTTGGACGTTTGAGAAAGAGATTCGCTCAAATGTTTAATGATATGTTGAAAACGCAATTGATTCTTAAAAATATTGTTTCTCTAGAAGATTGGGAGATGATTTCCGATCATATCCAATATGATTTCTTATACGATAACCAGTTTGCCGAACTGAAAGAAACCGAAATGCTCAATGAGCGTCTTGGTGTTCTTGCTACTATTGAACCTTACATTGGTAAGTATTATTCTACACAGTGGGTTCGTAGAAAGGTACTTCGTCAGACTGATGCAGAAATGATTGAAATGGATGAACAGATTGAGCAAGAAATTAAGGATGGTATTATTCCAGATCCAAGTTCTGTTGATCCAATCACCGGAGAACCACTACCACAAGAGGGTGAAATGGGTATGATGGGCGATGTGCCAATGGAACCAGAAATTGATGGTTCTGCCACTCAGGTAAAAGAACCTAAAGGTGGTGAGATATAAATAAAGAATATAGTTATAATCACTTTTTATGGAAGAAATTGTAAATTTGATAGGATCAGACGCCTCTGCATCGGATATTAGCGACAAAATCAAAGACGTTCTTTATGCAAAAGCAGCACAAAGAATTGATGCTATTCGTCCAACAGTTGCTGCGTCTTTATTCGGTGACAATCAATCATCTGAGGAACAAGAATAATGGCGCTAGCATCAACTGATTTAACACCAAGTTCTTATGTGCTTATTGGAAATAATGTAACTACTATTACTTTTCAATGTCAAAGTAGCACTCCTGCTGTCGTTGCTATTTCAACGATTAGTGCTGGTATTGCAACAGATACCCCAGGTCTTGTTTATAACAGATTTGAAGGGGAAATGAAGAAGACAGTAACAGATCTTTCCCATGATGGTGGAGCAGCATATGTTTATGCAAAAGCACTCACAGGAACTTCTAAAGTAGTTTATGAAGGTGCTTGATAATGGGACCATTTGATATTGACAAGTGGTTCGTGTGTCACGGACCAGAAGTGGTTCATTTTGCAAAATTAGATGCTGGTTGTGTAATGTCAACTGGACAACCAAATTGTGAAGAATTTGATGATGAGGTATCTGGTTTAACGAGAGCAAAAGAACTTGGATATGTAGAACCAGAAGAACCTAACCTAGAACCAGAAGAACCTAACCTAGAACCAGAGGAGGAACTATGAGTTATCCTTTTTTAGGTTTAGGTTTTAATTCTTGGACTCAAAAATTTTCTAGAGGTTCTGCTGCAGCTGCTGCTGCAGTAGCAGCATTTTTAGAATATGTTACTACTTCAGATACATCATCATTTACTCTACTTTCAACAGGAACAGTAGATTATGAAGTTGATTGGGGTGACGGAACTACAGAGTCACTGACTACAAACAACCCCACTCACACATATTCTAGTGCTGGGGAATATACTATTAAGGTAACTCCTGCAGAAGGATCTACCTATCGTCCATATTTTAATGATGCCGTATCCGACACCAGTATTGCGTCAGTTTCTGGTACAGGTGGAAGTCAGTTAGGGACTACCTTATCGGATGCTTGGGAAGGTGCTGGTAATATGACATCGTTTGGTGAGAATGTGGATACTTCTGGCGTAACTAATTTCTATCGAGCTTGGCAAAATTGTACTGGACTTACTTCATTCCCACAATTAGATACTTCTAGTAGTACTACTTTTAATTTTGCTTGGTATAATTGTACTGGTCTTACTTCATTCCCACAATTAGATACTTCTAGTAGCACTTTATTCCAATCTACTTGGAATGGTTGCTCTGGACTTACTTCATTCCCATTATTGAATACTTCTAGTGGTAGTAATTTTAATTATGCTTGGTATAATTGCATTGGACTTACTTCATTCCCACAATTAGATACTTCTAGTGGTACTTCTTTTAATTTTACTTGGTATGGTTGTTATTCACTAACTTCATTCCCACTATTGAATACTTCTAGTGGTACTAGTTTTGATAGTGCTTGGCGTGATTGTACTGGACTTACTTCATTCCCACAATTAGATGTTTCTAGTGGTACTAATTTTGGTAGTGCTTGGTATAATTGCTCTGGACTTACTTCATTCCCACTATTGAATACTTCTAGTGGTACTAGTTTTAGTAGTGCTTGGCGTTTTTGCAATGGACTCACTTCATTCCCACAATTAGATGTTTCTAGTGGTACTAATTTTGGTAGTGCTTGGTATAATTGCTCTGGACTTACTTCATTCCCACTATTGAATACTTCTAGTGGTACTAGTTTTAATTTTACTTGGTATAATTGCTCTGGACTTACTTCATTCCCACTATTGAATACTTCTAGTGTTACTAATTTTGCTGGTGCTTGGCGTAATTGTACTGGTCTTATTTCATTCCCACTATTGAATACTTCTAGTGTTACTACTTTCCTTTCTGCTTGGCAAAGTTGCTCTGGACTTACTTCATTCCCACAATTAGATACTTCTAGTGGTACTTCTTTTGGTAGTGCTTGGTATAATTGCTCTGGACTTACTTCATTCCCACTATTGAATACTTCTAGTGGTACTAGTTTTGATAGTGCTTGGTATAATTGCTCTGGACTTACTTCATTCCCACAATTAGATGTTTCTAGTGGTACTAATTTTGCTGGTGCTTGGCGTAATTGTACTGGTCTTATTTCATTCCCACTATTGAATACTTCTAGTGGTAGTAATTTTAATTATGCTTGGTATAATTGTACTGGTCTTACTTCATTCCCCGCAAATATGTTTGATACTACAGGAACATTAGCATCAACTGCCTTTGCTAATGCTTTTAATAATTGCTCTCTAACTGCCCAATCTATTGAAAATATTTTAGTTTCTTTGGATACTAATGGTGCTAGCAATATCACTTTAGATATAAACGGTGGCAGTAATGCTGAATATTCTACTTGGAGTTCTACTGCTCAAACGGCACTAGCAAACCTCCAAGGTAAAGGTTGGACTGTTGCATATAATGCTTAATTTATAAATAACATATAAAGGTAAAAAGTTATACAATGAAACTCATCACCGAAGAAATTTCAAACGTACAGATTATTACCGAAGGTA